TGTAAATGTACCCCAGCGGAATCCAGTAATACGTATGATGGTCTTGTCATCCTTGGTCCAAATTTCACGTTCTTCACACATTTTTTTGTGTGAGTTTGCTACCTTCCAAATGGTCATAATCTTGTTCCTTTCTTTAAGTCTACTGCTAACATTGCTCGTATTGTCTTTACCAACCGCTTGATATCTCGCTGTCCAATTACTTGTATTAAAAATATCTTATCTTCACGCGATGTTGCTGTTGCCAGCATTTCATCAACAGATAACTTTGTACCCATTACCGTGGTGCAAATTCTTGTTGCAGTTTAATATTGTCAAAGAATTCTTTCTTTGCACTGGCATCATGTTTAAACGCACCTTTTAGTACAGTGGTTTGTGTGAGACTACTGTGCGCCATAATGCCTCTGTTCTCGCAGCAACCGTGGGTTGCTTGTATGTATACTGCCACGTCTTTACTACCAGTCGCACGTTCAATTTCGCGAGCAATGTCCATACAAAGCTCTTCCTGTAGCGTTCCTCTTCTAGCACACCACTGAGCAATTCTCGTATATTTAGATAACCCGATAAGTTTTGGTCCAGCAATAATACCAATATATGCCACGCCTGTAACAGGTTGGTGATGATGGCTGCACATGCTCTTGAGCTCACTTCGCACAACCAACATGCCGTCGTACGCCTCGGTAGAATCATTAGGAAAACTAGTTGCCGATGGACTTTCTTCATATCTCCCTGCCATTAATTCTTGAATATACATTTTAGCTAGACGTCTAGCTGTGCCCTTGCTGTTAGGATCTGTTTCTCTATCAATGATCAAACTGTCCAACACACCTTCAAACTTTTCCGTAAGCTCTTCAACCAGCATGTCTGCGTAACCATCTTCCATGTAGTCACTGATGTTATCGCCAGCCCAGAAACGATCTCCGTTAGTCTTAATACGCTGACGAATAATCTCGCTAATAGCGGGAGGTGCGGGTGTTGCATCGTTATCTATATACATTTTTTCGTAAACCAAGTTAATCTCCAATAATAGTAATATCTCGTAAGTCCGGATATTGATGATATTTAGGCAGCTCGTTTACTGCCTGAAGTTTTTCTAAGCCAATCTGTGCATCTTCAATACTGGGCCTATAATGGTAGCCCACCATGAATGTCTTTTGCGATTCCCACGGCGCGATTGATAAATCTCTTCCATCATACCTTTGTCGCAGTAAAATGCCATATGCTTCCTTGTTGTCTAGTATTATAGCACCACCGTGGCCTATTTGTAAAGGCTTGTTATGTCCAAAGCTCAAGCATTGCATCTGCCCTGCACGATACATACCACGTTCCAATCTACGTGCGCTATCCCAAACATTGGTATTATGAAATTGATATTCACCTACCCATATTTCATCGGATAATATATACCAAATACCTAACTTGTGCATGATCATTGGTATTGACAGATAGGTAAATGCAGTAAATGCTGTTTGAGTAACTTGATTGTAACGTAGACACAACTCAATTGCGTGAGTGCAGCAATCAGTCATCACTGCATAAGGCGCACCGGTATATTCGGCTAACGCTTGTTCAAATTTGAGTATTGTGTCAAACGTCACGATTGTACCACAGCCACGCACTATCAACAATTTGATCTATAGTTGAGTAGTTGGGTTTCCACTGTAATATTTGATGTGCTAGTTCTGCATCTGCCACTAGACAATCTGGATCACCAGCTCGTCTTGCACCAAGTTTGATTTCAAATGCACCATATTTTGCTTGTACGTAATCAATGATTTCTTGATTACTGATACCATGCCGAGTGCCCAAATTAAACACTGCTGCTGGTCGGGCGTTTTGACCCAATGCCCATTCTGCGGCACGTATGTGTGCATCAGCCAAGTCCCATACATGCACATAGTCTCTAATACAAGTACGATCTGGTGTATTGTAATCATTACCGTTAAGTGTAAATGCTGTGCCACGCATTTTAGATTCTAATATGCGAGCAATGATATGACTGGCACCTGGCGCTTGTCCTAGGCTGTGATCTACTGGATCAGCACCACAAGCATTGAAGTATCTAAAGCAAACACTAGGTAACTTGTATGCACCGTTGTAGTCAGCTAGTAATCGTTCGGTGATAGATTTACTGATTCCGTATGGACTAATAGGCTGAATAGGTGCAGACTCGAGAACAGGGGTGGTAGCAGGATTCCCATACACACTTGCGCTGCTACTAAACAGAATAAGCGGAAGTTGTTTGAGATTCTTGATGTGCGACAAGAATGTAATAGTTTTAGCGACATTGTTATCATAATACTTAGCTGGATTGTTTACACTTTCCCCAACTAGGATGTCACCGGCACAATGCACAACGATCTCTGGAGCAATTTCCGTAATCCACATTAGACTTTGCTTGCTTGCATAGTCTGAATTTAGGAATCCATCTACACCTCTTAGTGTATGTTCGCGACGTTCACGATCAATAACATACATACGACAGTCAGGATAATGTTGCTTGAATGCTCGTGCGACATGGCTACCAATGTAGCCACATCCGCCTGTGACAACTATTTTCACTTGTATTTGCTTTCGTGTGTGTGTTTACGATAGTCAGTGCTCATACGTAACCACTGTTCGCCTTTACCTTCCAAGATGTCAACTGTACGATCAATAGTACCATCATTCCAATCAGATATCTTGCCCATGTTAGCATTTGGATGTGTAAGTAATCTTGACAGCTTGTCAAGTGCATCCGTTATTGACCAAGGAATATAGAGTCTGTTGGGGTCATTGGCAAAAGTCTCAGGGAAAGACCTATAAGCAGGGTATAAAACATTACAGCCAAGAGTATCTGCTTCGCTGACAGTGTTCGAGACCCAATCTTGTAAGGCGCAATTAAACAGCACACGAGTATCATTGAGCAAAGCATAGTAATCGTTCTTTTCAAGATCCTCATACACTGTTAATAGTCCACGTGCCTGTAAGTCACGAGTGCGTTGCATGTAGCTATCGTTATTGCTGCGTAGCTTGGCACCACTGAATATACAGAACTCTACTCGAGGCCAATTGTTGTAAGGCATGTTTTGTACACGATGGTATTCTTCAATCAAGTCCATGTAAAAGTCTGGTTGTTTCTCTTGATCCCAACGTGCAGCAAAGCCTACTCTATAGGCACGTTCATCGAATGGTTTTAGTTCACCTGGTACTCTACTGCGTACTTCTGCTTTACCATATGCAAGTCCACTAATGTTATAGATCTTGCCCCGCCATCCGGCCACTTTCATGTGCATGGCCATTTCTTCATTTGTGGCAAGAATTATGTCAGCGAACGAATCAATCATCTTTTCATAATGTCCCATCCATTCTTGCATACCCCATACATGAACGAAGTCATCAGGATCAATAGTTTGTGCAAGACAACGAACGGCAATCCTAGGACGCATATTAGCAGGGCACTGCTGCATGATATAAGGTAAGCTCTCAATGCCGGGTTGAAACATGTCTTCAAAGTAGACGACGTCTTCACTAGTAACTTCTCCTGCTTTCATCTTGCGAACAAGATTCATCAGTTGACTCATACCAAAGTATGTACGACCATGTGCATCTAGCACCTGTCCAGTCACAATAGCTTGATCGTTGCTGAGTGTTTCGCCGGGCACGATTTCATAATCAACGCCACGCTGTTCAAACACAGCACGATTCCATTCTTGTAGTTGTAGAGTATAACGTGCCTTGTAAGGTTCAAGGCCCATGTACCATAACTTACGCATATTAACCTCTGTAACGATTGTTGTGTGGACGGAACTCTCGACGTTCTGTGCGTGGATGTGGACTCCAATTGTCCTTTGGATGTTTGCCCGCTAGCACACGTTGATATTCACCCCAAGGTGTTTTCTCATTGTACAAATGAGCTTCGTCGTAAACGTAACCTTGCTTGACACAGAACTCACGATAACCATCTAGGTCATTGAATAGCTTTGTTACTTCAGGTTTCATTTTAAGATACTTCTTTAGCCATGCTGCAGCCATTTTGTTCTCCTTAGATTTTTATTGAAAGGGAGGGTTGAGTTGTGTTGTAGTAAATTTCGGCGCCGTTTTCGTCGTCTTCACTTACGTTGATTATAACATTACGACCTGGGTATTTGCTAGCGATTTGGATGTATAAGTCATCTGCAATCATTTCGCAACTTTTCCAATCCAGTTCTAGTGTGCCCTTGTTATACAAGGATTCACACCAGCGTTTGAATTGTATGAACTCGATGTCTCGGTCATTGTGAAAGACATCAATACTAATCCGGAAATGAAATATATGACGATGAGGATTGGCCAAAAACGATACATCATATTCTCCTGCTGTACATAGGTTGGGGTCTGTTGCTGCCGCAGGATAACGATGGATACCTTCCTTTTGAAAGCGAATCCATATCATGCGATGAGCTTGATCTTTAATTCGTTCTATTGATTCTCTTTGTTCTTGATTCATTTTATGACCTCGTCTTTGGTATATTTAGACCAACTGGTAAACTGGTCGCGATTTTGTAAACTGTGTAAACTATGGCACCATACACCAGGATTGGTTGCGTTAAAATCTTTATCGTCTAACTTAATTGTAGCATTATATCCCAGTTGTTGTAAATAGGGTAATTTCACCGAAATCATGGGAATAAAATTGTGACGCTCACTTAACCCACTTTCAACCAATCCTTCCGCTTGATTCACATCAATGTCTAAGGTACAAAGGTATCCTCTAGATAAAAATGGATGGATCATGTTTTCCCAAACAGTCCACTCAGAACTGTTGGTGTCAATGTGTGGAAAACTTGCATTAGCACCAAAATAGATATGTTCACACTTGTGCGCCGTGTATGCGGCTTCAATTATCTCAATGTTTTGTATTCCAACTACAAACAAAGTCTTTAGGCCAAATGCAGGTGTGTGTTCTACTTCAGTACCTACAAAGATACTCGCATTGTTATGACCTTCTCTATTCATCGTCATGCACCGTTTCGTGATCGTGATCCCATTGTAGTTTATTTAGACGAGCAATTTCGTCTTTGATTAAAAGTTTCTTCTTTTTCATTTCTGCAAGTTTGGCTTCTTCCACATGCGGATGATTACGTTCCATGTCATCAATTTGTTTGTTTAGAATTTTATGAGATTCTTCTAATTGTTTAATTTTAGTTTTATACATATCACTCCTCAAAAAGACTAGGTAACAATACAGGTTTAGGCTGTTCTTTCTTTTCTTTATCCAATTTAACACCAGTGCCCTCAACTTCTAAATGATTTTCAAATTGTGTTCCGGCATTCATTGCCTTCTTACCTTTAAACCCACGAGTACCAACTACTTCCATCCAATAATTTTTATAGAATGTAATAATATCCAAACTGGCTTGTTTAGTTGGTGCAGCAAAAATAGCCTCTACCAAGTCTGCAAACTTTTCTCTACCTGGACCCGAGTACTCCATCATGTACGGATACTCACCGGCATCAAATCTACGATTGGCTTCTTGTACAGCAGTTATATGCATCCAAACATTATGTCCCATTAGTAATGCATAACTAAAACTATCCCAACTGGTTTTGCCTTCTTTACCATTCTTGTTTACATCACCTGGACCATAAATGCAGATGTCCTTCATAGTCAACATACTGCTGATTGGACTATCTTGCCAGTTCTTGATATTACTATCTTTTGGCAAATCTGTCAATAGCGTTGCTCCCCATTTGCGTGTATCAGCGGCATACTTCTTGTCATCTAATACTGGAGACATTCTATAACTCCACTTATCTTCATGTTCAAATACATTTTCAAAATACACTTGTCCATTGGCAGTAGCTAAAAACGGCGACGCACAGTCAAAACTAATAGTAAAAGCAGGGTTAACATGTTTTCTCACAGCTCGTTGAATAACAGTGAGCAATACTGCCCATTCTAGTTTACTTGTACCCAAGAAGTGCATCCAATCATGAACACCTTCTTGTAACAAGTTGTCGTATCGTAATGCAATTAATCTACGCAGTATTAGGTCAACATCACACATGTTCTGACCACCCATTGCCCAACCATTAAAGTGTGTATCTGGGTATTTCGCAGGATCGCAGTAGTCTTTCATGATGTCATACCATTCATCTGCACTGGTATGATTGGCACCTTGTAATACATTTAGTATCTTTGTGCCACCGTTCTTGACGCCCTTACGATGTCGCATAAAGTATTCATTATTGAACTTGGTAGCATCTACTGCTTCTTGAATAGTGGTAATTTGACAGGCCTTGCTTGCTTTAGGATCTTTAGTTACCCAAGTTGGGATATCTAATGTCATTGCATAGTCACTGATGCCATCTAACCATTTAAGCACTGTTTCACGCTTGGCCTGTGCTTTTGGGCAACCTGAATTGGCTCTCCAATCACCTTCCCACAAGCCTTTGGCAATCTGGAATCCACCCGAGTCACCTAGCATGAATGTACCTGGCTCACGCTTACGCACCATGTCCTCACTGGCATCATCTTTGGTCAAGTCTAGATTGGCATGACCACCCGAGTACAGGCTCCACTTATACGGAAACAGGGCTTGTTGACTGTTAAGCCAATTCATTTGTTCCATGTCTGTGAGTCCTTGCGGGAAACGTGCCGGGTCAACATAGTGTTCCCGGCGTTGTTTGCCTACAAAGGTTGCGTAAAATCCAGATATGGCCGGAAGATACACGGCATAATCTCGTTGCTTACTGGTTAGATCGTCTTGCATTATTTTTGTTGTGCTGGTAAGATGTAATTGTAAGTAGCAATACCACTATCAACAGTGATCATTGCTGCACCTTCGTCACTGAATTTCAAGCTCTTGTCACCAGCCAAACTCAAAATGCTGATAACAGCACCAACTGGCCAGTTCCATGCTTTGGTTAATGCGCCACCAACATCATGTTGGAATACGAAGTCTCCACTATGGCTGCTGTGGTCACCAAAGTAAAACTTCAATGCGCCGCTTTCAACTTTGGCAACAAATGTAGTTTCTTCACTGTTGGCTTGTGCCATAAAACGTAAACGTTGTATGCTGGCTACGCTTGGTTCAATTTCTACTCCCCACTTGACACCTTTGAACTTGACTGCTTTGAGTTTGTCTGTGACAACATTGGCTAGCATGAAGCGATAGTCATTCTTGAAGTCACCTGCTTTGTTCTCAAAGTGAATACCTGATGGGATTGACTCACCGTTGTAGTCTTGTTTGGTTACTGAAATTTTTGCATCTTCTTTGTATTCTTGAATATTTAGAATAGTGTTTAGTTTGGCCAAGTTTGGCATACCAAATGTACCTGTGAACTCTGGTACCGGATTCTTAAATCGAGCTTGTACGATAACACTACGATCTTCGGCTAGTGCATCAATAACTGTTTCTGAATCAGTGCCAGTGATTTTAACCAAATCAATGATTCCTAATCCGTGTGTGTGCTGAACGATATCTAATAGATAATCACGCATGTTTTGTTCTCCATGTAAATGTGTTGATTATACTTAACATTAATGCAAATGTCAAGTACTAAATGTGTTTTATTTCGCCTAAGGTTTGATGTGACCTAGTGGTTTCCAACCGTCCAGGTCGACGTATTTCAATCCAACTCACTACACCAGAATCAAATGACTCTGCTTGTACAAGTTCGTAGCCAAGCTCTCTGCAAATAGTTAATAGCATTGAACGTGGTGTGTAACTTTGTGCTCGGGATTCTGCATAACCTGCTCCAGTTGGAGTTTCGCCGTCATTGTAGCTGAATAACATAGCACCACCCGGACGCAGTAAATGATATGTTTGTTCTAAATAAGATTTAATTGTGGACAAAGACAAGTAATTGAAGTAGTCCCAACTAAAAATAAAACCAAATTGCTCTTTGGGTAACGCATATAAAACATTGTCACCAGACTTTGGTAAACCCAGTACATACCGGCGTAGTCTATTTTGATACTGCACTGGAAACTGTCCAGCAGCTTGATCTACAAAACGTCGATGTAAATCAACAATATAAAGCGGATCATTTGCTACCAAATGTTCGGTCCACGATCCGTTATGGCAACCTAATTCTAATCCTGGAAAATGCCAATCAGAATAGATACGTATTCTTTCAAGTATTAGTTCGCGAGCAGCTTGAGGAATAGTTGAAGTTCTTGCTGCACGACTTTCATGCTCCATGATACCAAATCGTAATTCTGAATCATATGCTTCGCTAAACAACTCGTGGGTGATGTTTTGTATATGTTGATCTATTGTACTTAGAAAGTGTTGTACAGTACCATGTTGATGTTGCAATTTGATTATTGCATCATTAAACGTTTGTAGATTGTGCTGCACGTATTGCGAATACTGAGGATCTAGGTCTCTATCCATGTTAGACAAATGATCACGTACTTCTGAGAGTTCTCGCACAGACTTGTCTATGTGATAATATTCACATAGAGCTTGTTTAAACTTGACTAGATCATGCAGTTTCATTGATATACACCCGAGTGTATATATTTATTCGAACGTGAACAGGCTATCAAAAGTTGTTGCAATATCAGTATGACTTGGAATATCCCATTCCAATACACCCAGCAAGTTTTCTACCTTTTGATCTACAATAGTAGCTTCCATCAGGCTGTCATCAAATGGTAAGTCTTTGAACCACTGTGGAATATGACTTTCATCTGTGGGATAGCCAACTGACGTATAACCTAGTGCATTGTCTTTGAGTTTACACACAATGGTTTTCATACCATCCACAATAGCAAGACTGTAGTTGTCACCATGCATCCTACGTAGAGTATTCCAATTTAAGGCAGCACGTACATGTCCTGGCATGTTGGCTTTGCCTAGTCGTTCTTCTTCCTTGCCATACTTGGTCAAGTTGTTTACACGCTTGGGTGTACCTTTTTCCCATGCAGGTCTATCTTGGAAAGCAATCTTGAAGTCACGTACTTTGTCATATACGTGTTCTTTGCCCGAGCCAGTGAGCACATCAGTCAACAAGTCACTCAAGAAGTCTTGTACAACCTTGGGAGTATCTGAACGTTTCAAGTCCAAGCCCATAGCTTTGACCTTACCAGGCTTGCCATGTGTGTCTAGTCGTTTGTTTTCTAAGTCAATGATAAGAACAGCATAACGCTTCTTCTTGATAAACAGGCCTTTGCTGGCAACTAGTTCACGTCCACCTTTGATAAGTTCACCATTGGATCTTGGCACATGACATGCTCGTTCCATAAAGGCTGGAAAACTGGCATTGACTTGATCTGCGATTGAGTCATAAAGTTGGATGCACGTTTCTTTCGTCCATTCCATGCGCCCTGCGGCGACTTCTTCTTTGATCGCCGGCCACGCTGAGAAGTAACAGGAGTCTGTATCGCCGTATATGATCGCCGGGCCCGTGTGGTCATATTCGCCGAAGATGCATTCGTTGATGTATGCGTCCATATGTTTTGCAATGATACGGCCAGTGAGCGTAGTGCTTTGCCCAATGCGCTTGTCGAAGAACCTGCACCCAGGATTGAGGATCGCACCGTAGAGGCTGTTGAGGTTAATTTTTTTGACGAGCTGTCGTTTATCCCAAAACGCTTTATCTTCTTCTGTGGTTGATTCTTTTTTCTTGGCCTGGAGTTCTTGTCTCTCACGATACCACCTTTCCAACAAACCTGGCACAACGGCCTTTTGTTCATAACTGAATATAGTACCATTTGCACTCAACATCCAAGGTTGGTTACTATCAAATACCATACGCCATACATCTGCTGCACTCATTACATCACTTGAACCATCACCTTCCCAGTCTATAGTAATTTCAGTTCCGGGTTCTCCTGCCATTACTGCTTGATATTCAAGACTACCAAACATGTTCTCCCAAGCATCAGCAAAGCTCGAACCTGCTGTTACTTTCTCTTGAATATATCTGTCAGTCATTATGGGTCTTAACTGTCCGACAATACTTTCTTGCGCCATGTTGAGGGCACGAATAGCCGAGGGATAGAGCGAGTTGATGTCAATTGCTCCGATCCAGTCGTGCATGCCTTTTTTGGGGAAAGCAACATAGGCACCTGCCGCTTGTGTGTCACCTTGATCATCTCTGTTTTTCCTATTAGGTACTACCATACCACGTTGATGTGCTTCGTTGATAATCGCTTGTTCTGTAACTGCCACAGCACCCATTGTTGTTTGTAGCAGTACAGTATTCTCATGTGCCAGTTCATTTGCTAGATCCAAGAACTTTAGTTTCTTGTCCAGCTTGGCCAACAGCAATGTATCTTGTCTGTTGTATTCAATAAAAGTAGGAAAGTCTTTATTGTATAACTGATCCAGGGTACCTTCATACTGTGTCTTGCGTTCTTCTAGTTCATATTCGCCAATGGCATCTAGACTATAGCTGTGACGTTCTTCATAAGTGTATTTGCGATACAACTGCATGTAATCTAGATGCACACGACCAATCAAGTCAAAGGTTAGATTGGTTGCACCAAAACGTTCAAATTCACGTTGTTTAGGTAGTTGGTTCCACAAGCATAGTCTACGTGTATCGTCTTTACTGAGTACACGAGTGATACGCATAACAGTGTACGGAATGTCAAATCCTTCACTGTTCCAACCGCTTAGTATGTCTGCATCATCAATCAAGTCAAGGAATGTATTAAGCATGTCCTCTTCTCGTTCAAACAAGAAACAGTTATCAAATTTATTGCAAACTTCTTGTGCAGTCGCCCAACTATAACTCTTGGGCGGAACGACTAGTGTAACCATCTTGTCCATCCAATCCATGTACACACTAATAGCTGTAATGGCATTAAATGGATCTTCAGGCTTACTAAATCCTCTTACCGGATCAAAGTCCACCTCAATGTCAAAAAACGCAGTCTGTAGTCGAGGAGATGTTGCTCCCAGATAGTTTTCTTCCAAACAACGGAATACAGGATTAATATCCGACTCCCACAACCGTTTTCCAGAATTAATGCGAAGTTCTTTTTGATATTCTTTGTTCGAACGACTTGAAAACCTAGACACGGGAGTACCGTATACAGTACGAAATTTACCTCTTGGGTCATCGTAGTAGAAAACATAGTTGGCCGGGTACTCTTGATAGACTCTCTCGCCGTCAACACGTTCCACAACATGGATACGATCCGCTTCCCTTGCGTATAGTGCATCAACATAACTCAATTTATTAACATCCTCAATAAGCCAATAGCATCAATAGTAGTTAGCAAAAGGTAGTTGGCCAGCATGCCAAAACTTTTCCTAGTGTAAGCAGCCCAAGCATACATAGAGCAGCCAAGAATCCAAACGGGATACAGTGCCAGTAAAGGCGGGGTTGGAACGGTGAGTGCCATGATAACTGCACACCCGATACTGATAGCCCAAGCCAACAACTCAACACCAAACCTAAAAGGATTGCTCCTGAAGTCATCTTGTATCCATGCAAATATTCCGGCTAGTGCGTTATTCAAAGAGTTTTACCCACTGTTGCTAGGATAGTGTTCAGTTCCTCGTGGTCTGCATTTTCATCACCTAGCTTGGCTTTAAACGCAACACGTATGGCCTTTTTAAGAATGGCTGGTTTAATTTCCATTTCTTCTGCAATGGCTTTGACAGTATCTGCAAGTCCTGCATTGAGATCTTCTACCTCTTGCATGATTGCCATACCTTCGTTGATAATTTGAGTGAGTTTTGCTTTTTGTTCAGCTGAGAACATTCTTGAATTAGACATACAGTCTCCTAGTAAAAATGTTATTATACAGCAATGTAAAAGAAATTGCAACTACTTTTGGATATCATACATCACAGTATCAGTGTCACCCAAGCGCCATTTGGGATTGGTTTCAACCACATACTTTTTGGTACACACTTTGAAATCAGGAAACAACATTTCTCGTGGATTGCTGGCAGCATCGAAGAACAAACAACGATTGTTTGGTTGTGCTGCATATTGTCCATTGTCTAATTGGATAAAGTTAAAGCTCTTGTGATCTTCAGGCCATTCACTGTAACTGGTGTCTAGGGTGTTTAAGTCTGGTGCTGCATTGTCTACTGTGAACATGTAGTCGCCGCCGTATAACTGTTTGTCTTTGGCATAGAACTTGCAGCTCAAATTGCGTAGGAATGCTTTTTGAATGACAGCTATGTCATAGCTGAAACAGTCCCATATCTGTAGCGAGTCTACGGACAAAAACTTTTCTGGTTCTAGATCTGTGTCGCGGCTAACATAGGCATGTAATGGTAACTTGTCATATAGTGCGCCATAGCGTGGCAGGTATGCTTCAATACGAAACGCTTGGCTGCGTAGACTTTTGATTGTGACCCATATACAGGGTTCATATTCACCATGACCTGATTTGAAATCATACAAAAATTCTCTACGAACAAAACAGTGTACTGGTGGCAAGTTGGCAACTAAAAATGACATATCATATCCTTAAAGCTCACTTGAACCCTTGGGGCACGACTCCCGTGGGTAGCGCAGCAGCCGCGCCCTCACGGTCCTAAGGTGAAGCCTTTTCGCAAGTGCGTGTTCTTGTTACTGTACCGTCTGGATTTTTGACTTCTTCCCAAGCGGTACATCGTTGCTGTTGCGTTTCTTTTTCCAGACTGGCAGGTTTTTCGAACATGGGTTCAATAACAAAATGATTCGCTCCCCACCAACCAAAGGCTGAGACAAATCCATACGTTAACATTTCTACAAACATTGTGCAATTCTTTCTTTGATAATTTCAATGACACGTTCACTTAATACAACTTCATAGTGATTGTAGTCTAAGTCGATTAATTCCATTCCTTGCGTATGATGTCTTTGGCTTGATACTGTAACAACACCATCGTTTGGTGCTGGTACCCAAGGACTATTACCTTTTACGGTAACAACATTGGTCCAAGGATGATGTATATCAATAGCATCTCCTTGTCGCATGGCCCACGAACTTGGGCCAATGTCTTTTAACAATCTACTGTACGGCATAAAGTATTTGGCTACATCTGCAATTTCAGCACCACCATATGGTGTGCTCAGGGTAACTGCACCTACTACACGTTCAGCCATTGCATTAGCCAGATGCAGTGCATATACTCCACCCAGGCTGTGACAAATAAAAAATATACTATGACAGTTACTTAACTGATGCAACATGTCAGCTAGATTCTTTTGAAATCCATTACGGCTGTCGTAATTGATAACTAGATCTTTATGTCCCGTTACATGTTCACGTATGTAATTGAAACTTTCACTAGTAGCACTAGCACCGTGAATGTAAACTAGTAACATTTTATTTTAGTGTTGCTTTTAACATCCATGAGTGTTTACGATGTGCATCTTGGCGACCAGCGATAAAATCACTTAGACCATATTCGTTGGCCTGTTCGCTTAACATAAACACCACTTTAAACATTTCGCACATTTTTTCGCTGTCAGCCATTAACTCTGCCAGCATTTGTTCTGCAGGAACAATTTGTGTTTCATCATCAATACGACTCAGCATACTGAAACGCTCAAAACTGGCAGGAGTATATGTACCCAACTTACGAATGTTTTCGGCGAACTCGTCAATTTTATCTTGCACTTCGCTGTATATTGTATCAAGCAATGCATGATACTGTGGGAAGTTGCTGCCTTCCACATTCCAGTGATAAAATTGTGCTTTGAGCATGTAAGCATACTCACTGGCAAATGCCACCTTCATAGTTTTGATTAGTTCATCCATTTTATCTACTGTGTCCTTTATTATTTACTCTTGTTTTTTTTACGCCCGGCACAGTGTGCCTTTTGACTAAAGCCTTTGGGGTTGGAGCAATTGATACTGCGCTTGTATTTGTCGCTCCACTCTTCTTGCACAATGTCATATCCTGCACGACGCATCTGCATCAAGTGACGTTCAACA